ACGAGCAGGGCGCTGCTCCCTCGGCCGTCATCAAGATCCCAGGCGAACTGACACAGGATCAGGCTGACTCACTCCGAAACTCATTCAGCCGCCGTCACGAAGGCATTGAGAAGATGCACAAGATCGCGGTGCTCACTGGTGGCGCAGACTTCCAGCAGATGAGCATGAAGATCAGCGACATGCAGCTCGTTGAGACGCTCCACTGGGGCGTGGAAAGCATTGCCAGGCTGATGGGCGTACCGCTGCACCTCCTGCAGTACCCAGGCGGCAACGCCTCCTACAACAGCGTTGAGATCGTCAGCATCGAGTGGCTGCGACTCGGACTCGGACCACTCGTCGCTCGCCTTGAGGCAGGGCTGCAGCGTCTCGTGCCAGGCGCAGACCAGACCTTCATCAAGTTCACACTGGACGGTCTGCTCCGACCTACGACCAAGGAGCGCTACGACGCCTACGCCATCGCGCTCAACAACGGCATCCTCTCGCTCAATGAGATCCGCAGACTGGAAGACCGCGCAGACGTCCCAGGTGGCGACGAGCACTACAAGGCGCTGAACATCGGAGTCGTTGGTCAGTGATCACCATCGTTGATCTTGACGGCACACTCATTCTGGACAATGAGCAGCCGAACCAGCCACTGATTGACGCGCTGAACGATCAGGTCATGTCAGGGGACACGCAGATCATCATCGTCTCCGCTCGCTCCATCGAGCGACTTGAAGAGACTCGCGCATGGCTCCAGGAGTACAAGGTGGCTGGCGTTGAGGAGGTTCACCTGAACGACTTTGATGGCACACCATTCGCAACCGGCTTCGCGTTCAAGGAATACAAGTACGGACTCCTGAAGGAGCAGTACGGCGATGAACTGGATGACGCCATTGACAACGACCCAGAGGTGCGCGACATGGCACGCATGCTCGGCATTGACGCCTACTCGCCTGAAGAGTATTTGGAAGACGAATCACGCGCCGTCTACGAAGTTCCTGAATACATCCGCGAAGCTGCGCGCAAAGGTCTGGAGTGGCACGAGCAGGGTCTCTCTGGTGACGGCTTGCAGCCACAGACCGTCGCAGAGGCACGCGAACTGGCTGCAGGCCGCGTAGACACCGACAAGGTGGTCCGCATGGCTGCATGGACTCGCCGCCACCGCACTGACTGGGAAGGCGTGCCACAGAACAGCGACCGAACCAACGAAGACTTCCCAGGACCAGGCGCCGTTGCCGGCTTTCTGTGGGGTGTGGAAACGACAGATCCAGAAGGCGCTGATCGCGTAATCTCGTGGGCAGATCGCCTTATCGCATCTGAAGACAGGGAGATTGTAGACATGAAAGAGAAAGAAGTTCGCTCACTGCCGATCGGCGAGTTCCGACTTGGCGAGGCAGGAGAAGACGGACAGCGCACCTTCAGCGGCTACGCCGCAATCTGGAACAGCGCGTCCGAGGGGCTTCCATTCGAGGAGCGCATCGCGCCAAACGCCTTCAAGCGTTCACTGGCACGTGCTACCGCTGGGCAGAAGATCATCGCCTTCCTGTTCGGACACGACGAGACACGCGCACTCGCCACAACCGCGAGCGGCCGTCTCCAACTGAACGAAGACGAGACTGGGCTTCGCGTTGAGGCGAAACTTGATCCTGCCGACCCAGATGCCGCCAAGGTCATCTCCATGCTGACGCACGAGAGTGCAGCGGCTGGCATGTCATTCGGCTTCCAGAAGGTTCAGGATTCATGGGATGGCAACAACCGGACGATCAAGGAGGCGAACCTGTTTGAGGTGAGCATCTTGGCGGCTGGTGGTCAGACACCTGCATACCCTGCAACTCTTGGTCTCACGGCAATCCGTCAGGTCACTGCGCCGAAGATCGGCGTAGAGGCTGAGGCGTTGATGGCCACACTCGAAGCAGTCAAGGCTGGACGCGAGCTGTCCAGCGAGGAGTTGGCTGTCATTGACGCTGTCCGATCCAAGTTGGCACCAAAGCAGGAGAAGGTCATTGACCCATCCGTTGCTGCGGCGCTGTTGACCTTGGAGTCGGCAGAAGGTGACGCACTCTAGGTCTCGTGCCTGCGCCCCACCGCCCCAAGTAGGCGAGTCCGCGTTAGAGCAACCCACCGAGGAGAGCAGAATCAACACAGTCCGGCTATGTCCGGAGAAAGGAAGTGGACACTATGTCCGACTTCGCAAATCTCGCTGACAAGCGAGCAAACCTCTTGACGGAGGCTCGCGGCATTGCCGTTGAAGCCGCTGACAAGGGAATCGCCCTAGAGGGCGAAGACAAGGCGCGCTTTGAGAAGCTCGTCGCAGAGGCTGGTACGCTTGCCGAGGCGATGAAGTCCGAGAAGAACGCTACCGAAGCACGCAAGGCTGCTGACGAGGCTCGCGCCGAGTTCGCCGCTGTTGTGTCGCCAAAGGCTCCTGCCGCGAAGAGCGACTCCGAGCGACTCCGCGCCATCGGCATGTCCGGTGGTTCTGAGACATTCGAGCGCCGCGACGTGACCAAGAGCAGCAACCTGGGCGATCCTGTTGCAGTGTTCCCACGTGTGAACGTGGTTGCAGGCCAGATCAACCCATTCATCAACCCAGACGTGGTTGATGTGATTCAGGTTGCGACCGGCAACGCGATCAAGTTCCCACGAGCAACCGCTCTTGGGACGGCGACCGCTCCTGGCGAGGCTGGGACGATCGTTGAGAGCGACCCAACGATGGGCACGCTCCAGTTGACACCAAGCGGCTACAAGATCCTCGTTCAGGTGAGCGAGGAACTCGTGGAAGATGCAGCCTTTGACATCGCAGCGTTCATTGCGGACGCCGCTGGTCAGGAAGTTGCCATCGCTCACGGAGCAGCCGCTGGTACCGCAGTCGTGACTGCGGCTGGTTCAGGCGTCACAGGCGCGACCTTCGTGCCTACCTACGCAGAACTGGTCTCCCTCCAGTACTCGGTCAAGCAGCAGTACCGACAGGCTCCGAAGAGCGGCTTCCTTATGTCCGACGCGACACTGGGCGCCATCCTTGGGATCACCTCGTCAAGCGTGCCGCTGTTCCAGCCAGGTGGACAGGGTGGCGTTGATCGCCTCCTTGGTAAGCCTGTCTACACCGCGTCAGGGATCGCTGACATTGGCGACAATAACAAGCCAATCCTGTTCGGTGACCTTGGACAGATCAAGACCGCACTCGTCGGTGGCATCCGCGTGGATGTGAGCCGCGAGTACGCGTGGAACCTCGGCCTTGTCTCGTACAAGGTTGAAGTTCGCGGCGCAACTGGGCTTGCCCAGGCTGATGCCGTCAAGTACTACGCCTGCAACTGATCTAATCAGTAGCTACGCATAGTTAGTGGTGAAGGGGAGTCGCTTCGGCGGCTCCCCTGATCCGCAAGTAAGGAGACCACATGCTTGTCAAACTCAGGAAGCGCCGAGGAGAGTATCCGACCGGCGCAATCGCTGACCTCCCACAGGAGGAGGCTGAGGGCTTGATCGCCTTCGGTCTGGCAGACCATGTGCAAGATGTCGACGTAGAGGCACCAACGCGCCACGTAGAGCGCGCCAAAGTATCAAAGGCTATGAGGACTGCCACCATTGAGCAAAGAGAGCCTGACGTGGCTCCTGAAGGGGAGTAGTGGCGACTACCGTCCTCAGCGGCCAGACCACCGTAGGGGTCACCCCAACCCTGATTACCACTGGTGTAGTAGGTGCGTCCCACCTCTATCTTCACGCTCCTGCAGGTGGCAACTCCATCTACGTTGGCGACGCAACAGTGACTACCTCAACAGGTCTGGAGCTGCACAAGAACACAACGCTAGACGTGTGGCTTCCAGAGTCAGGCAAGTTGTACGCCGTAGTAGGATCAGAAACTGCAACACTCCCTTGGCTATTGACTGGAGGTCGCTAGATGTCTTACGCAACACTCGCGCAGTTCAAGGCGGCTGTCGGAATCGGCACCGCTGACACCGCAGACGACTCTGCGCTGCAGAACGTACTCGATGCAACCGACACGCTGATTGACCTGTACTGCGACCGCAAGACCGGCTTCGGCACGGCGAGCGAGACACGGTTCTACACCGCTGAGGACTATCAGTACGTCTTGACCGACGATCTTGTCAGCGTCACCACGCTTCAGACCGACGATGACGCGAACGGCACCTACGAGACCACGTGGACCGCTGGCACCGACTTCGTGCTCGCTCCTGTCAACACGAACCTAGACGGCTTCCCATACACCGAGATTGACACGAGCGTCTCGTGGCCGCGCAACTTCCCAAAGGACGTCTTCCTTGGCGTGAAGGTGGTCGGAGTCTTCGGCTTCCCTAGCGTCCCAGCCGCCGTCGTTCAGGCGGCAATCATCCAAGCTGGAGCCGTCTGGTCATCGCGCACCTCGCCATTCGGCGTCATCGGCTCGGCAGACCTTGGCGGCATCCTGCGTCAGGCGCGAGCGCTGCACCCAGAGGCCGCACTGATCCTTGATCCGTACCGAAAACGAGGCGGCTTGGCTCGATGACCGACCTCACGATCCTTGACGCACTCGCAGCTCGTCTGGAGGCTCAGACTGATCCGACCGGCTACGTGCTCCGCAAGGCATACGCCACGCCACCAGAGAGCCTGCCAGTCGTGCCATCTGCCGTCCTATTCCCTGGGGACGATTCAATCACCGTCGGAAACGGCAATCGCAGCACCGTCCTGACGGTCGCCGTCCGCATCTACCTCCTGCCAGTTCCTAGGATGGAGGACAAGTACCGCGACCTCTACACCTGGCGCTCATGGCTACGGACTGCCTTTGACGGCGCCGTGACGATTAGTGGAAATGCCGTGCAGGTCGCAGTCACTGCGACTAGACTCGGCACAGATACGTACGCCGATCAGGACTATCTGACGGTTGAAGCAGATGCGGAAGTGACGGTCTTTGACACCGTGACCTTCACCGCGTAGAGCAAGGAGAACAGGACATGCCAAGCTACGGCGCAAAGGCTCTGACGCGAATCGCTACCGCGTCGCAGGCTTCTTTTGGTACGGCCGCTTCAATCGGCACCGCTACCGGCGAGATCCTCTTCACGGAGACCACAGGCGCTCTCGATCTCGGCGTGACCGTTGATCTTGGAGAGACCACCTCAGTCGGTAAGCGAACGGCAATCCAGGCAACACGACCAACGATCACCGGCAGGCAGCCAGTGTTGACAATCGCCGAGGGTCCTGCATCCATGCGAACCCTTCCGCTGATTCTTGACGCAGTCGGCGCAGCCGTCACTGGCGCTGGTCCATACACGTGGACGTGGTCGCCAACACAGGGCGACGTTGACACGCTCGTCTTCTACTCGTTCCTCGTTGAGGATGGCGTGCAGAAGTATCTCGTGCGCGACGCAGCTCCAACAGAGATCACCTTGTCAACTGACGCGAACGGTCTGCTCCAGGCTGGCGCAACCTTCGCCGCAACGACTGCAGCAACATCCTCACTCGCCTTCCCAACGGCACTCCCAGCGCAGCCAATGCTCGCTGGCCGCTTGATGAAGTTGAGCACGGACACGAACTTCCCAGACAAGGCAGGCTCTGGCGCGACGGACTACACGTCGATCACCGCGTTCAGCCTCACGATCTCAACTGGCGTGGGCATGATCACAGCGCTTGATGGCAGCCTCACCGCTGCAACTGCCGCGCTGACCGGCTCGCTGGATGCGACGCTCACCTTGACGGTGGCGAGCAACTCAGCCGCTGGCACGACCTTCCCAATCACGGACATTGCCACGCAGAAGTATCTGCGACTCTTCGGCACGACGTCCGACAGCTACGGCGTGTGGATTCTCGGCTCATGGGAGATCGAGAACATCGTTCCGCTCTCGTCGGATCAGGACGGTCTCATCGTCAATGAGGTCACCTGCCGACTGGCGTACGACACGACCTCAGGCAAGTCGCTTGAGATCGTTGTTGATTCACCACTGAGCGCAGCGCCGTAATAGCAGCGCCGTAGGGCGCACGTAGGAGGGCAAGATGGACGTCGTACTAATCACCCTAGAGGGTGAGTTCGCAGGCTGGCACGCAGAACTTCGCAAGAACGTCTCAGCGCGCATCCTGCTCGATCTAGAGTCAGGCAACGCAGGCAGAGCGCTGCAGGCGTTCTCCAAGATGGTCCTCAGCCACAACTTCAAGGGGCTTGATGGCAATCCCTGCGACGATGTGCTGGACGCTCCGGTGGATGCACTGACGCAGACGATGGAGAAGTGGGGCAAAGGGAATCAAGCGGACCCCAAGTAAGGCTCGCTGCACGGCGGCTCTCAGTCGGTCAATCGGTTGTGGTGCCACCAGAGATCATGTTCCACATTCTCGCCGAGAAGTTCGGCATGTGGCCAGATGAAGTGGCGAGCCTACCGCTGGATCAGGTGCTGCTCGCATGGACAATCCATACGGAGATGCAGCCGAAAGGGAAGTGATGGCAAAGGGCATCGTAATCGAGGGGAAGTTTGACAGGAACTACGATCAACT